CCCCGCCGCGTTTCTCGAGTATCGGCAAGGAACCGATCATTTTCGTGATTCCACGAAAAAGCTCTACGTTATGGAGTTAAGCGCAGTTGCCACAGCCGTAGTTATAGCCGCTATTGCAGCCTGCAAACTGGTACGGAGCCGGTACCGCGAACGACGGGACCGGGCGCGGGTTGTAATACGCCAGCTGCCCACTTACGTAGGACTTGAGCGTGTCGTTCTGCGCCGCCTGAGAAGCCGCCAGCTGCGCCGCAAAGAGCTGCTGGTTCTGCTCGGCAATCTTCGCGTCCTTTGCAGCCAGTTCCTGCGCCGTCAATCGCTGGTCAATGCTGCGGAAGCCGCAGTTCATCGCGTCGATGATGTCGCGAGTGCTGTTCTGCACGGTGTTGCGGGTGTCGCATGCCTGCGTCGCCATGTCGTAGCGCACCTGGGCGATTGCAGCGCGGTTTTCACAGCAGCACTCCTGTGCCTGCATCGCCATGTTGTTCAGCTGCTGCATCAAGGCTGCCTGCTGGTTGCAGCGGGAAAGCTCCGCATTACCGAACCCCGTAAGTAGGGAGTTGTTCACGGCATAGAAGCCATCGCACAGCCCGCCGTTGATGAGGTCCATCTTGCGTTCGATGTTTGCGAAGTCGGAAGCCAGAACATAGCCGTCAACTACTCCGCCGGAATTGCCGCGGTTATTGCCGAAGCCATTACCGCCCCAGCCACAGAACAGGGCGAGGAACAGGATAATGAACCACCACCCGCCATCGCCTCCGAATCCGCCCCAGCCGCCGGAGCTGCCGGAAGGGGATACGTTCATGGTCGGCTGAATGCCGCCATCAGAAAGACTCATAATCATTTCTCCTTTCGTAGATTTTGAATTTATATCAATCGTGCGCACGAATTGAAATCTTAATTATCCAAGAAGCTGTTGAAACTGGCTTGCCGCCTGTTGTAGCTGGTTCAGCTGCTGCTGCGAGATTTTCCCAGACTGTACCAGCTTCTCAACCTCCGCCCTCGGGTCGCCCTGAAAGCTCTGCTTGAACTGCTGAAACTGCCGCACCATATTTTGAAACTGCCCCATAGCCCCGGGCATTTGCCCGCCGCCGAGTGCATTAAACAGTGGATTCATTTTCTGCCTCCTTCACCTTTCTAACGGGCTTGACGCTCAGAGCTGCAACCTTTGCCGCCAGTTCGTCAAAGTCCTTGCGGGTCACGTATTCCACCGTAGGCACTGTTTGCGGCGCTGCGGGGCTCGCGGGGGCTGTAGAGCGCTCTACAAGGTCATACGTTGTCATTGCTGGTTTACCGCTTGCGTCGGCTTTCTTCACATACACAATCGGCGCATTCATGTCCCAGAGCGTGACGGCGTTATTCGGCGCGACGATAAATTCGTTTGCCGCCTTTTCGTTCGGAACCCATATGATGGACTGTCCCCCGCTCGGCTGTTGTGGCTGAGATTGCGGAGTCGGATACTGCATCGACGGCGCAGGCTGATACTGCTGTCGCATCATTGGTTCCTGCATCATGGGCGGCTGATTGTAAATCGGCTGCTGATACACATAAGGCTGTTGTCCGAACATCATTTATCCTCCTTTTCCCAGTAGAACAGCGGGATTTCTTTACCGGAATCCCAGCTATCGAAATACTTTCCGTCCTCTACACACACGACGTGGCTTGATAAGGCGAGTACATGCACGCCGCGCGGATGGTCTCTTGCGAATTCCTCGACCGTATAGCAGTCCGGGCATGTGTTCGGAACAACGTTCCGGGTAAATCCCTGTTGCCGGAGGTACGCGCCCCAGACACTGTTTGCCGACGGCATGTCGCCCATTTTCAACCCCTGCAGGCAAAGTCCGACGTATGTTTCATCCCAGCTCTTGCCCGTCGCCTTTGAAATTGCCCGGACGGTACAGTCCCCAACTTGTTTTCCTTCCGGGTTTGGATTGAAATAAGAAAAGCCCATGCCGAACACTCCTTTGATGTGTCCAGTATGGGCTTTTTCGTATTTTCGTGTGCCTCAGTTGTGCATCACTTAGCTATACAGTTTGCTCGACGTGTCTCTCATGCGCTGCATAATCCCAGGGAGGCGTCTTTGCACCGTCGCCCTGCCAAGATACAGTTCCGTCGCAACGTCCACTTGTGGAAGCTTATCCACAAAGTAGAGCTGCGCAATCTTTTCGTCTTCCCGACCAAGATTCGCCTGATGAATGACCGCTTCCATGTCCCGGCGCATCAGTCCGCCAAGCTCCGGCGGTAATTTGCATCTGGCTTGTGGAGCCATAGCCTCGCCCCCTTACTTCATCGCTTTTGCGAGCTTTTTGAGAAGATCGTCGCCGTACTTATAGGCGGCGAGATAATCAATCGTGCCGTCGGTCAATCCGGCTTTCTGCCGGATGGTCTTCTTTGCCTCCTCAACGGCTTCATTGACCTTTACGGTGTCGTACTCGACCCACGGGAGCTTTCCGTGCTTCTGCCAATCGCGGGCGTGGTAGCCTGCTTTCGTGCCGATGTTCTGGACGGCGGTAATCTGTGCGCCGTTGTCCCAGATCGGGGTGCATTCAACCGCCAGACCGTCCCCGATGTACATGCCCCAGTGACCGGGCATCCAGAGACCTTCGCCGGGAATCAGCTTGTCCCAGCCGGTCGTTGACACGTCCTTGCACTTTGCAATCATGCCGTCGGCGGAGACGTCCGGCACGCTGTTCGAGGCGTATCTTGCACCGCCGTAGTAGGCATTCTTGTTGCCGTTCCAGCCCCAGAGAATGCCCTTTGTCAGGTTCACGCAGTCAAAGCCATAGACAACTTTTCCGATGAGGCTGCGCAGATATGTGACTCTGCCGCCGGTGTACCAGTCCGGGTACTGTGCGGATTTCTCGTCAATGATCGTTTCGCTCACGGGGGAGCCGAAGCAGCCCCACATGTAGACGGTCTTGTAGTTCTTCGCAACGTCAATGTGCCTGCGCACAAGTTCGGATGCTTTCATCATTTCTGTTCGCCCTCCTGCGGCGTACCCGCGTTGTCAATCGCATCCTGTGCCTTCTGGCTCTGGGTGCCAAAGTAGAAGGTCACGACAGTCAGGAAGATCGTCAGGAATTCCTTGCCTGTGATGTCTCCCCGCAGGGCGAGGACAGCAAAGACGATGGTCAGCGAGAGCGTGACCAGGCTTTTGACGCTGAGCAGGTTGCCCAGCCGCTTTTTGATATTATCCATATGTACCCCTTTCATTCTACCGGTTCGTTCTTTTTTGCGAATACTCTCTTGAAAGCCAGCAAGCCCAGTTCTGAGACTGCCGCGCCGCCGGCGTAGCCGAGTACGTCAGACAGGTCGACCGACGTACCCAGCTCCGGGTTGTGTCCAACTGCGATAAGGACAGCGATGGTTTTCAGCGCACACGCCCAGATCAGCACCATCGTCAGGAGTCTGAGCAGATAGATGACGATGGTGCGCGCCATCTCGCCTTTGCTCCACTTGCCTTTTACCCGCATATCTGCCTCCCAATTTATTGCGCACTGCTATGTCCGCACTGCGCCTCCAGCTGGTGCAGGAATTTTTTCACATCGCCGTTCCCGCCCATCTTTTTATACTTCTCTCCGGCGATCAGGCGCTCTGCCATTGGCATTTCTTCCGACATGATGGTCAGCCGGAGAATTGCGAGATATTGCTCATCCTGATGCTCCTGCATTTTCCCGAGCTTTTTGTCGATCTCTGCAAGGTGCGTATCCTGCGTCGTGGTCTTCCCGCGCTTTTTCTGTATCGCGCTGACGACGGCATTGACGACCGCCGTCAGCGCGGACGAGCCGAGCACGGCGCAGACGAGGGTAACGATGATGGTCTTGGTGTCCATGTGTTCTCCTTTCTCGCCCTCGGGCAACTGTTATTCTTCTACATCCCACGCCTGCGGGTATTCTGCGAGACTATATGCTGTGTCCTGGTTCGCTTTGGTGAACTTTCCGCCCTGCACTGCCCATTCACCTTTTTTGTAGATGTCGTGCGCCCCAGTTGGGTGCACGAAATTCCGCGCCGTCTCGCGTGACGTGCCGTGGAACGGTCTGTTAAACGTATACCATGCAGAATTTCCGGGCTTGATATCCGGGTAAACCGCATTATCGTAGTTCTGGAAACATTCCCATGGTTCACCGCCAACGCAGAATACGTCCCCGGTAACATGTTTTCCCTCCTGCCACTCGTCGTAGAGCGCCGAACACATGATCACTTCGTCCGCCATCTCGGGCTGCTTGCCCGCCATGAGCAGGCGCACGGCGTTTGCCGTGGAAACGGTCAGATCATACGTCACAGGCTGGACTGTGACCGGCTGCGGCTCCGGCAGCGGGATATTCGTCAGTAGCCAGCTGCCGTCTTTGATGTCCTGCCGGAGATAATCGATCGGTACGAACGTCCGCAGCTCGAAGCCGTTGTCCGCGAAGACCACGACGGGACCGGTCAGCTCTGTCACCCCCGAAAGAGAATCGCCCGTAAACCGGGCCGAACCGGAGGTGCTGTATACCCGGACGTTCGCGTAGGTTTGATTATTGTGTGTGATGTACATAAGTGCCTCCTTATGCTGCGAGCATGTCATCAGTGACTATCATGTCACTGGGGAGAATGATTGCGGGTCGCACACCGTATGAAGTATATGAGGAGAGTCGATTTCGGCTTCCGGAGGAGTCGACGTACCACACGCTGAGTGCGTTACCGCCGTACGGGGAGCGGAGCCACCAGCCATAGGGCGAGCCATTGAAGTTTGCGATGCGCTTGACGTTGCCTCCAGAGCTTGCGGTGAAGTAGTCCAGCTTCGCGCCATCTACCGGGAAGTAGATGCTGTCACTTGTCGTGAAGCCAACCTCATATCCAGATAGTAGAAAAGCTTTTACAGACAATCCATTTGCACCGCTCTGGTCAGTACCGTTAGTACCGCCGTTCTGGCGGTACGGGATCTTTACCTGCTTGATAGCACTTTGGATGTTGTGATCGAACAGGCTTAAAAAATCACTGTTCAGATAGCTGTGAATGGTGCTGCTTTCCAGTTTGTTCGTATTGGCGCTGTCCCATGAGCGTTGCTCATAGATATCCTCCATCAATAGCCATGTCCCATCGCAGCTTGCGTCGTAAATACTCGATGGCAGCCCCTGATGCACCACCAGCCAGTCCCACGGAGTGCCGTTCAGGTTCAGTTTGATACTGCGCCCAATTTCCAGATCAGACATTCTCGTTCTGTGCGGCGCAGGTCCACGCCTTAAAAACATTCCCATAATGCACAATCCCCCTAGAAGCAGAATGCGAAGGCTACGCCGCGGTCATAGTTTGCATCGGATTGGCTAGAGGTACCAGTGGAGTATACATTACAGAACATATAATCGTAGTCTGCACTCGGCGAGCGCTCTCGCCATACAGTCGCAGTACCGTTGAAAGTCTTAATACGGGAACCTGCTGCCTTATAATAGTCATACAATGTGCCTTCACCGTTCACAGAGCGGTCGACGATGCCAAAAATCTCTATTTCAGACAGCAAGAATAACTTGTCTGCGGTCGTGACAATGGTAGTGCTGTAGTTCCCCGCCGAAGTCAGCTTGTTCACCTCCTGAATGCTGTTTTGTACTTCCGTCGGCATCTTGGATAGAATGCCAGGTAGATGCTTGGTTCGCATGTCGCAGCTAGTCCAGCCGCCTTCATTGGTCGCGGCAAGGTTCATACGCTTCTTCTCGTGATAGCATTCATGCATCTGGAAGGTAAACGGGGCTTTGCCGGAGCCGTCGGCGTAGTCATCGTGGTTGATGCCGATAATGTCAATCAGATAGTCCGTGCCGCCGATCGTCATTGCCTTCTGATCTCCAACCTTCCACGTTGGGGGGACGATCCTTTTTTGGCAGGCAGTAATGATCTGCGCCCATGTGTTGTCCGCAAAATTTGCCTCATACGGATATTTAATCCCCGTAAACCATCTAGGACTGCGCCCACTCATCCGAAAACCACCACCTTCACGGGGACATTCACCGTCGGTGCTTTGCCGATGCACTGCGCGGTCAAAGAGTTCGCGCCGGTCACATAGTTGTGAATCAAAGCAAAGCCCTCCAAAAGCGCCGCGTCCGCGTCCGGGTCCGTGCCCGAGAGCGCCACGTCCCACTGCGGGTCAATAGCATAGGACGCTTTCAGCCCCGTGATCGTGATCGTCTGTGCCTGGTAGCCGTGCGAATCTGCAGCCCAGCCCGAGGCAAGCAGCGTGCCGGTGTACTGCTTTGGTCCGCTGCCTGCGCCTGCGACGGAATCATCGACATATTTTTTGGTTGCCGCGTCCATGTCTTCTGTCGGCGCGCCGGAGAGTTTCAGCTTGCCGGTCAGCGTGCCGCCGGTAAGCGGCAGATACTTCGCGATCAGTGGCTTGATTTTGTTTGTCCAGAGGTAACTCAGGCCGTCGTTATCCAGATAGGCCATAGCTGCACCTCCTTACGTGTCCGCAGTGATCGTGTCAATCTCGCCGTTCGTGATCGAGTTGATCTCAAAAGTTGTGCCCAGCGCGTCCCACGCGGTGCCGGTCCAGGCGTAATTCATGCCGGTGTCCTCGACATTCCACACATCGCCTGCCACATTGCCGGACGTAGGCAGCGCCGAGAACGTCGCCTTGCTGCCCTTGTACTTGTAAAGGCCGGAAATGTCCGTCTTTTTTGCATAGTCGCTCGCGTTGCTAAAACCGGAAAGCTTTGTGTAGTCTGCCGCGGACATAAGGCCGGGCGACGTGGCCGAAGCCGCCTCATAAGTCGTGTCGGTAAACACAGCGTCCTCCGGCACGTCCTTTGCCACCGTGTGGCCGCCCACCTTTTCGGCGTTGTCTACAATGCCGTTGCCGTTCTTGTCGTACACGCTTTTCAGCATGTCGCCGCCGCCCGCGCTCGCGACGGAATCGTCGACGTATTTCTTGGTTGCCGCGTCCATGTCTTCTGTCGGCGCGCCGGAGAGTTTCAGCTTGCCGGTCAGCGTGCCGCCGGTAAGCGGCAGATACTTCGCGACCAGAGGCTTAATCTTGCTGTTCCAGAGGTACAGCAGACCATCGTTATCCAGGTATTTACTCATTTCAGCATCTCCTCTATTTCCGTATTTGTGATCTTCTCCGTCGCCGGAGGGATTGTGTTCAGCTTTAATTGCAGACCCGTAATGGCCTTAATCGGGTGCTGGTCGTCCGCGTCCCGGTTTAAGAGCTTTGTGTGGTCATTTGTGCCGCCTCCGCCGCCCTGATAAACCACCTTCGCCGGGGCAATCTTCATCTTGATCTCCGGCTGGGAAAGCGTCATTTTAATCATATCCCGTCTCCTTCAAAAAACGCTTTGCGTCCGTCTGCACAATTTCAGCTGCCATCGGGTTTCCGTTGCCATCCGTTAAGGCAAGCTGTAGCCTTACTGTGCTTGCTTGCAGCCGCATTGCGTCTGCATACGGGATTTTTACAAGCAGGTGCGTTTCGTCGACTACCGTAGGTTCGTACTGGAAGAAGGAACATCCCTGTCGCACATAGAACTCAATCTTCGTCGCTTTCGTCAGGTCAGTTCCCTCTACTTCCACCGATAAAGCGTTCGCGATTTTCTGAAACACTTAATCACCCCCAGCCTGTGCTTCAAAAACATCCAGCTCGTTCTTCGCCTTGATAAACGTCGTCGTGTCGTCCGACAGGGAAATCGTTGGCAGCAGACGTACATCCGTCGAGTAGTCGTGGTATGAGATCAGTCCCCCTCCGGATGCCAAAACGGTATCCCCATCTGCCGATAAATCATGTGCGTAAGCGCCAGCAGGAAGCGCGGCAATGTTCCATCCTAAACTTGGGTCGCTGGTTGTCTCTAATTTGATGTTTGTTCCACCAAGTGCAAGAAGTCTTTCTGTTGCAAGCAGAGCGGAATTTACGTTGTCTATCGAATGTATCCCGGCTGTCCCCTCTGATACCCAATCCGTAAGGTTGCTGGAACTCATCACACCCGTTCCGCCGTCTACTGCAACCCAGTATCTTCCTGAATAATAAACGACAGATGTAGCATTTTGGTTGAGCGATTCCGTAGCACCGACTAAGCCTTTACTTGTCCACGAACCAATAGGCACCGTAGAAGCCCACACAGCAGCTTTCAATTTTTGGTTGGAAGCAGAGCTTCCGACAACTGCGAGCCACTGTCCATTCACATAGCTCAGTCTGCTAACACATGCGAAAGGATATTGGAAGATCAGTTTTGCCGTCCACTCTGTTGCATTCTGAGGGTCGTCCGTATAAAAAATGTAACGTGCTGTCGGAAATGCCCAGTACGTTCCGTCTGTAGCCAATCCTTTGATATTGGGGCGCCAATCTGCTATGTTTGACTGCCAACCAGTATATGACGCCGTTTTTCTTGTCCACGCGATTCCATCCTTTGAAGATAGCACTTGAATCTTACTTATTGATGAAATAGTGTTGTGAAATTGGTAATCGCCCCTTGTATCAAAAACGGCTACCAAAAGATCATCTGAAGCCACCATTTGGACAGGTGCGCCTCCACTGTGCGCTCCGCTGCTAGGTAACGACTCAGAAACAGATACCGTTTCTGTGTGTACAACCGTGTATGGTCCTGTTGCCTGTTCCGATGCCGCAACGCTTAATGTGTACACATATTGTGCGCTTCCGGAGTTCTTAGTGTAATAGCAGCCAGCAACGTAAAACTTGCCATTGAACTTCACGACCCGTGACATTTCTTGAAAGTTCGGAGCCGTTCCGACTGTTATCCCGTCCCATGTGACTTCTCCGACCGTATTTCGTAGAATCTGGCACAGCGTCGGATATTCCGCAAACGTCACCTGAGAGCCGTCGCACGGGAGCCACGCGTCGCCCAGACTCAGCGCCGGAGAGGTCTTCACCGTCCCAATGGGTTCTATCCTGTCCGGCATATGCCGCAATGCGTCGTCCACGAAGGGATTAGACACCGGAAGCCGGAGAAAGCGCCCCGTGGAGTCCTGAAGCATTGTGCGTGTATTGAACGGCGTGCCGGTATCGTCCGGGTCGTCGGCACGCGTCATGTCGTAAGTATCTGTCTGTCCGGCAACGGGCTTGAGATTTACCCGCCCCGGAAATTTTGGAGTTCGGTCTTTCATGTTATCCCCCCATGTCTCCTGCGTATAGTTCCGCGTCGGCATAAATCCAGCCGACCTCCCGGCTCTCCAACACGTCATCTACAGCGATGATCGTCTTTTCAATGTTGTTCGCGCCTTCCCAGTCTAGGTCGTTGATCTTTGCCGGAGGGCGCGGGGCAGGATTGACAACTGCGTCGTATACGGCGTTCGCGGATTCGATATAAGCGTCCATAACGTCTTTGTCGAGCACTTCGTCAGAACCGTAATCTTCCCGCACTTCTGCCGGAACGTCGATACAGTGCGTTCTTAGCCGATCACGGATGGTGATAAGCGCCGTGCCGACGCGGTTCAGGTCAGACGCTTTGTAAGAGCCTTTCAAGCCAGCTTCAAAGTCTGCCTTTTCCTGTTCCGTGAAGTCGCTCCACAGCTTCTTGTAAAGCTTCTCAGCATAGGAAGCGTCTGCCTGTGTCCGGTCGGTGATTAAGGTTTTCATAATTCTCATGCAGAAGCCCCCGTTCCGACGATGTCGCACTCAGCCGCCGCGATGCCGCTCAGTTTGATGGTCATGCTTGTTATCGTCCCGGTAATGTGGTCATCCCACGGAGTTGTGGTGTCTACATAGTCACCGGGAAGCTCCTCGTCCATGACGATCTGAACGCTGTGCGTCTGCCGCCGCATATAATAGTCAAAGACGTGCTGTGTCACCGCTGCAACATTCGTGGAGTTGACAAGCGTCGCGTCTTTGACCTCGATGACGTTTGGCTTCGTGGATGCCGTAATGTTCGGGTTCTGTTTTACCGTGACCGCCGTCGTGTGGAAATACTTTTTCCCGCCGGCTTCAATCGTATCGCTTCCGCTTCCGGACGTGCTGTACGTGTGCGCGGTAACTCTTACCTCTGTCACGATGGCAGACTGGCTGACCTCTCCGCCGACGTAGAGCCGGTTCATAGGAATCTCCGTCGGTGTTTCCTCAGACAGTCTCCATACCTTCACGTTTCCTGTTCCGCTGGTGTCCACCACAGCTCGAAGCGCAAACGCCACCTGCTGCAAAGCTTCCCTTCGCGTGCAATCAGGAATGTATCCTGTCAGTTTCTCGGTCTGTAGTTCCTCCGAAAGCTCCAAGACGAAATACCCGCCGAGGATGCTTTCTAAAACCGTTTTCGCATTGGCGTTGGAATAAACAACAGCCGGGAATGGGTCTTCGTCCAAAATTCCCAAAGCGTCAATGCAGGAAACGTTGTATACGTTTTTGCTTACGCGGGTAGATTCGTCGATGTAAAACGTGCCGATTTTCGTCTTTCCGTTGTACGCATAAACGGGCTGCTTCTCTTGGAAAATAAAATCAATATCTTCCATGCTGTCCAGCGTGAAATCCAGCGTGTTAATCGCCAGCTCGTCGGATATGATGTTCAGTTCTTCGGTCGCCTCAACGCTCCGAAGCTCCTGCCGCTCGAACTCTCGAACAATGCCGAAAAGGATAAGGGATACCTTGATCGGTTGGTTTGGCAGATTCGTTTTGTTGAACTGAATCTTGATTTTGTTATACAGTTCCACAGTTTTCTCACAGAAGTAATTTCCGCTGTTCGGGAAGAACTGCTGTGTAGCCAGCTGCGTTGTCCCGTTGTACCACGTGATATTCAGGTCGCTGCAATAATCCCCCGTTTCGCCGTCGAACTTGAAATAGATGCCGAGGGAAGTAAACTGTCCGTCCAGCGTGATTGTGATCGTCGGTGGGGTCGTAAACGTGCAGTCGTCCCCGCTCCGAGTCGTGGACCAGAAGCCAACCGGCTCAGATTTTGGCTTGAGCTTTCGCGTGCCGTTCAGCACCCATTGATTCTGCTCCGTCGTTGCTACTGGTCCCTCGAACGCCCCGAAGGGCAGCAGCGAGGTTTTTGAGATACCCATAGCCTCACTTGCTGTCACACTCGCAGCCGCCGCAGAACCAACCGCAACGTCTTCATACACAACTTTTACACTCATAGCGGCGTCCTCTTCGGCTTCATCGCAACAAAATTAAATGTAAGGTTTCCCCATTCGTTCTTCTGCCCGTAAGCCGTCAAAAGCTCATCGTCTCCGTTTGCCACATACGCCTCGAAGGTCAATGTCCCTTGTGCATACGGAACGGTGAGGGAATGGCTGTCGACAGGCGCGGAGATTGCTTCATAGAACCTGTCATATTCTGCCGGGTCAGTTCCAACCGGGTCAAGCTCTACGCTGTAGTTGTAAAACGTGCCGATGATGTCGCGCACCATCGCGCCGGTCATCACGCGCCCCGCATTATCGCCATCCAGAACCGCGAAAGAGCGTTTCAGACTGGTTACATGCAAGTTCGGATACGCCGTGCCGTCGAGGGTCAAAACACTCGTCATGCCTTCACCCCCGCCAGCCTTACGCCTACACGCTGCGTCTCTTCGTTGTTCGCCTTATAGACAGCCCGTGCAAACTCTCTGCCGTTGAGCTGCAAGATGATCGTCTGCGAACGTCCGCCGGATTCGTTCATAGCCTGTTTGAATGCCTGCACCATTGTCTCAAGCGGCGTTTCGATGTTCGTTCCGCTCTTCTGGTCGCCAAGCACCGCCATAAACTCCCGGTTCGGCGGGATGACCGCGCCTTCTGCCAGTCTCGGGAGTGCTACTTTGCTCACCGGTGGGATATTAAAGCCAAACGATTTGCCACCGATAACCGGCACCCAATCCGGAATATCAATGTGAATTTTATTCAAGCAGGAAATGAGGAAATTAATTCCATCAATGATTCCGTTAATTGCCGCTTCAAACACGCCGATAAAACCGTTTAAGGCATTCTTTGCAAGGTTTGCCCACCATTCCGCCGTAAACACGGGCGCAATGTTTTTATCCCAGAAGCTTTTTACCGCTGCCCAACAGGATTTGATTTTGTCTATAATGAAATTCCAATTTGGGGCAATCGCCGCTGCAAGACTTGCACCGCCTGCCGCCAGCAACCCAAGACCAAGAGGAATTCCGGCACCTGTAAACAGGAGAACCGCGCCAAGCACAAGCAAAGATACGCCAAGTAAAGCAGTTATTACGCCGAGCGGACCGCGCAGTTTGCCTTGAATCGTGTCCCAGTTTGCTGTGATTGCTGCCCTCAATCCAACTGCACCCGCTGCCATTAGAGCAATACCGAGTGGAATATTTGCGCCGGAAAACGCTAACACAGCGCCCAATGCAAGCAATGCCGCGCTTACAAGCGCTGTTACAACTCCTATTGGTCCTTGCAATGCCTGTTTAATGCTTCCCCAGTTAATTGCTACAACAGCTGCAAGTCCAACAGCACCCGCCGCCATTAGTGCGATGCCAAGCGGTAAATTTGCACCGGAAAACGTGAGAATCGCGCCAATGACGAGCAGCGCCGCACTCACAACTGCCATGATTTCGTAAACATTTTCCTGAACAAACTTTTTAACAGCGCCCCAGTTGATCGCAGCGGCTGCGGCAAGCCCAGCTACGCCCGCTATCATAAGCCCTATGCCAAGAGGCACATTTGCCCCGGTAAACGTCAAAATTGCGCCAATTACCAGCAGTGCACCGCTTACGATTAGCGTCAGTTCCGTGATAACCGCCTTAAGTTCTGCGACTGGTCCTTCCCAATTAGCGGCTGCTACAGCTGCAAGCCCAATAGCGCCCGCGATAATCAGTCCTAAACCGAGAGGAACGTTTGCACCGCTGAATAGCAAAATGGCGCCAAGTGCCAAAAGCGCCGCGCTCACAATGGCTGTGATTTTACCGATCTGCCCTTGCAACAGTTCAGCGATTCCGCCCCAATTTTCCGTCACAGCATCGTAGATTGCCAACGCTCCAATTGCCATCAACGCAAGCCCGAGCGGAATGTTCGCGCCGGAGAATGTCAAGATTGCACCAAGCGCCAAAAGCCCTGCACCAAGAAACAGTTCCGTAATCGCGGTGATCTGGTCTTTGATTTTAGATGCGAAATTCGGTGCAATCTCACCAGACGCGCCAGCACCTCCGATGCCGCCCGCGCTTTCGTCCGAATTGCTCGACAGCTGATTGATTTCGTCAAAGCTTGCCATCGACTTCCCAGCTTTTTTCGCCGCGCTCCCGACGCCTTCTAACGCCTCTTGCTCGTCATATAGAGACTTTGCAGCCGCTGCCGACTTTTCGTAAGTCGTTCCAAAAATCTTAGACACGATCCTAGCCAGCAATGTTATAATGCGAGTCAGTACGTTAGCGAGCGTTATAAACGCCGGAATTACGACTTGAAGAATCGGTTGCGCCAGCGTCAGCAACGCGCCTTTCAGTCTTGCGACCGCAGCCCGTGCCTCCTCATTTTTCATGATTGTTTTCCCGAGCCAAGTCCGTAAACTTTGCAGTGCCCGAGTAATCAGGCTGAAAACAAGAACGCGCTTAAAAAGCCCGGAAACACGCTTACTGAACGTGTTCATGCTGTCGGAAACCTTCTTCGCGGCGGTCTCCATTCGCTCTGTCGCGCCGCTTGCGTTTGTGATTTGCTCCGTGAGTTCTCCGGCTTTTTGCTTCGCAGCGTCCAAAGCAGAAGTCTGCGCGATCACTTTGTCCGTGATTTTTGCATATTTCCCGTCCAAACTCTCAACGATCTTGTCTTGATCTTTTAAGATTGATTCCTGCTCTTTGATTTGCGCCGCGACTTCCGTCTGCCGTCCGTATGCTGTGATATAAGCCTCCGGAGACGCAGACACCTCACCGGACGTGATCTGCCGAAGCCGCGCGGATTCAGCCCGCAACGATTTCAGCGCATTTTCTGCCTGTTTTGCAGATTCTTTCGCTGCGTCAAGCTGAGATTTCAAGCCACTCTGCTCTCCGGTGCTTTTTTTCAGCTCGGCTTCCATTTTGTCGATTTTCGCCGTCAGTTTATCAAGCTCCTTCTGCGCGTTTTTTGCGTCGACCTCCGCTTGAACAACGATTCTTCCATCTGCCATTTTCTCACCACCTTATTTTGAAATGCCCCATGCGGCCAGAACGTCCTTTTCGGACTCTGTATACGTCGTTTTCAGATCGATAATATCCCTGTTTTTCCGGTAGAATTCCCTGTCCTGTTTATCCAGAGACTTCCCGTGCGCTTTTTTATCGCGTATGCGGACGACTTGAGCAAAGAGACAGTCACCGATCTCCTGATAGAAGCTCAGAAACGAGTACCAGTGTAGATATTCCAGCGCCCGCACCTCACACCCGGCAATCCGGTTGATCGGAGCAATAATGATGTCAAAATCCTGTTCCCACGACATCAATGCAGGTTCGTGTTTCTTCTCTTTCCGATCTTGCCCCCGGTCAATAAACCGGAAGCATTGATTTAGGGCCTCCTGATAGTCTCCTGGAGGCATTTCGTCGAAACCGGGATAAAAAATCTCTAGTGCCGCCTCGGTCTTGAGATGGTCATCCAACTCGTTATCGGTAAGAGCGGTGAGGATATCCAACACCGCTCTATAGTCCGACCGAATTCCGTATTCTGTTCCGTTTACATCAACCGAGGTCGGCAGCGACCAGATTACTTTTTCCATCGCTCCGTATACTTCTTGATTCTCGGGTCAGTAAGTTTCTTCTGGCGGGAGAACGTCGTATCGATCTGATCAATGACGGCAAGCATCAGATTGCACCAGACAGGAAGACCGTCGGCCATTGCATAGACGTTCATCGTGCCAAACAGGGGCGCGCAGATCGGCTTCCCGAAGAGTCCATCCAGCATGTCGCGCATTTCTTGGTCTCTACGGCGCGCAATCTCAAAAATTTCCTTTTTGTCTGCGCAGCGCTCAACTTCTGCCTTGTACGCATCCTGCTTTTTGTCCAGTTCTTCAAACGTGTTGTAGATTTTCTCTACAACTTCGCTGTCCGTAGGGTTGAATTCAATCGTCACAGCGTCGTTGATGTTAAACGCCACTATGCCGGTGTCAAATCTGATTTCTGCCATCTATTGCTCCCCCTTATTCCGAATCCGCTGTAAATGTTACCGTGCCGCCAGCGCCGACCGCCGCCGTGCCCGTGGTTCTGTTGCCGCCAAGCGTGACGTCGATAGGCATGCCGACATAGCCGCCGCCTTCGCCGCCGAGACTCGAGGGCTTGACCATCGTCGCATCGTACCGTTCGGCGAACGCCGCTGTCTTGGCCGTTCCCGCGTAATGGTGGACGATAAGCACATCCTGGTTCGCAAGAGCTGCGGCATCCTGATCTTTGACCGCAAGGTTCCAGATCTTCGTAAGCGCAGCGTCGCCCGCGTCGAGTTCGCACGGCTCAAAGCTCTGCGTAATGATCGGCTTCTTCATTGTGGTTCTGGTCGTGCCGAGGATATCCTTGCTGGAATCCTCCTGCCAGTCGTATTCCATGCTCGAATCCGTGACTCGAGTGCCAAAAGGCGACCAAACCGGCGCAGTCTCGGAACCCGTGTTCAGGTACGCGATGAGTAATTCTCTGTCTACCGGCTGGCCGCTCGTGGTGTTAAAAGTAGTTTCTGCCATTTATATCACCTCGTAAGTCATCTTCATTAAAATTTGGTGGTCTTCTGTTCCATCATTGTATCGGGCGAACATCGCCGCGCGGCTGGATACGTCCATACGCCGGACGCGGATGCCGTCACCCAAAGACGGATAATTCTGCATTGCCCAATCCCCGAAGCGGTTCAAAACCGCGTCGGCTTTCAGGCGCTTGTCGTTGCTGCTGCCCGGGAAGATGCGGGCGATAATTTTGAACTGGTATTCTGCCTCGTGCCCGCCGATGATATATTTCCGCGTGATATATGTGCCCTGAATCGTGGACAGCGCCATGCTCGCAGAATCAGCGGCGAGGAATTCGTAGTTGATCGTCGCAGCCGGCATATCGTCATCTGAAAAGGAATTCGCCCATACCATCATCTTCCGCGATATGTCCTGCTCTTCCTCTGCGGATACCAGTTTCTTTTGCTTCTCAGAGTCCATTTTTCACCGCCTTGTCTGCGACTCGAATCCATTTGTCTAGGTTTTCAGCCTTGGACGCTTCGAACCAATGTGATTGTGCCTGCGAATGCCCAGACGTGTTAAACACAAGGTTTTTATCGGTCAGCACCTTCGTCCCACCTTTGGGCGCGTATGTGCTTCCGGTCTCCGGGTCAACCATGACTTTTCCGTAATACAGAAATCTTGCATACGGTCCCGGATAGATAATCGCATTGCCGTCCACAAGTGTTCTCTGGTCAAGAGAGCCCGTCAGGAACGGCACATACGGGCTTGTGTCCTTTTTCATTTGCACAGCAACAATGTGTTCGGCTTTTGTACAAGCCCGTGCTATAACCTCCTGAAGCTCGTCAAAGCCGTCGGTTTTCACACTGAATTTCAGCATCACGTGCCTCCGACCTGCCAGTGCTGCATAGAAGGACTGCCGAAGTCCTTCATGTCCACCTTTGTCACTTTGTACACATCGTCGTAAAACATTTCAATCTGTTCTTCCGTCTTGTCCGGCTCGACTACTTCACCTTTCACAAAGAAGGTAGTGCCGCCGTTACCGTCCGTGGATAGCGTCCAGATTTTGCTTTTATCAGTTGCTCGCCAGAACTCTTGCGGTCCGACATAGCGCTTCTCCGCTCCTGTCACGCCGTCTACAGCTGGCGAGGAAAACGGAATGTACAGATTCACCGCATCTGCGCCTTCAAGCCCGCTCGCGCGGACGTTGGCAGCTTTCGATGCTTGGAGCATTACGCCGCGAATCACCGTGATATAGCGCTTCTGCGTGTCATTGAAATCCTGGTCTTGCTCCTGCGTGACGTTGTAGATGGTTACAGTGTGGGGGGCGTACATGCTAAACACCTGCCTCTGTAAAGAAGCCCGGTATGGGCTAGGTATTCACGTGCTACGCTTGCAAGGGCGTTCTTCGCCTCGGAAGCCGCTTTCAATGCAGCTACGGAAGAATCGCCGCCGCTGCGAAGCGTCCTGGAATAGCCGCCTACAGTCTCGCTCTGCAATTCTCCTTCGTCAGATGCAAGCCCGGCGGACACATTCTTTCTGGCAAGCTCCTGTGCCGTGTCGATCAGCATATACTGGTCGACTAAGGCGCAGCAGCACATTTTCACAGCATCCAGCTCTGCAAAATCCTTTGCTCGGTTTTGCGTGTAGTAGTCAAGGAAGGAACTGGCGCGTGTCGCCAATCTGCAAAAGCTGTCAGCGTCTACCGTTCCCTTGTAGATATCGCAGTAGTACTCATAATCGGCGTATATCATTGCGCCAGCTCCTTTCTTTTACGAACCTACCGTCACAGTAGCCGTACCGGTCTTCGTGCTGTCCTGCTTGGATTTCGCGGTAACGGTAATGCTCGCGGACGTCTCGTTGGAAGCAACCGTCAGGATACCGTTTTCCGAAATGGAAGACTTCGCGCCGCTCTGGCTCCACTCGACATCGCCGCTCACGATGCCTTCACCAGCAACAGAAGCCGCAAACGCCTTGCTCGCTCCCTTTTTCACGGTTGCAGTAGCAGGGGATACAGTCACCGTAGATACTGTGCCAGCCTTTCCATAAACAGAGAACGGGAACGGGTTGGCAATGTCAACGTTGTAAGCGTTGACCGGGTTTGCGATTTCCCAGCCGAGACGCATGACCGCACGGAGAGCGACCATATCGTTCTGCATGAGGTTGTAGGTGATTGCCTTCGTGCTCGGGTCCTGAATGACACCCTCGGTGAAGATCTTAAAGGTCATGTCCTGACGGATGGCGTATACCAGCTGCGTCCAGTCACCGACGATCATCTGTGCCTGTGCCGGGTCAAATGCGCCGTTCATCGGGAAGTACATATCCATACCATCCAAACCATAGCGCGTTGCGCCCTGCATGTCGGACTTGAAGATGGGCTGACCGGTCGTGTCCTTCAGCCCGCGCAGCTTGCCGCGCATCTGGATTGCGGACATAACGCCGTTCGGGTTGAAGCCGTCAAGTTCTACCTTCGCGATAAGACCGCCTTCGCCCATGATGTCGGTAAATACATCAGAGCTTGCCGCAACTCCGTTACCAGCAGCGATAGCGGAAGGAACGACTCCATCGCGCCACGTGGTGGGCTTGTTCGTGCCAAACAGGATGGCAGCGTCAATTACCTTGCCGAAAGCTTCGGTCAGTCTGGGTCTTACCTCGCCCCAGATGTCATAATCTGCGTCATCCAGTGCTGCTTCGGGGATGGGGACGATAACCGCGATTTCCTCGGCATGGATTTTCTTCTTGTCCCACGCCATCTTCGTGGTCTGCTTGAAAGCCTCACCGGCTCCAGTATCGGTCGATTCGCCGTTGACGAAGTACGCAGAGGGAAGCGCGTCGAGGACGTTGATGGTCTGCGTCTTGCTGGACATATTCGCCAGTCTCTTACCCATGCGAAGGACTGCGGATTCCGCGATAGCGCCCTGCATGATCTCACGGGTTACGGGTTCCGGGATAAGCCCGGAAAGTGCATTTCTGTCAATAATATTCGGCATATGATTCTCCTTTCGTTATTTCAGAGCGCCCCGAATCAGGGCGTTCATCGTGCTGTTCATGTTTGTTTCTTTGGTTCCACCGCCTGCCGGTGCTGTCCAGTCGAACGTCGCCTTCTTGCGATTCGCTGTAAGCTCGTCGACAGCCTGTTCGAACGTGATCTTGTCAGTGACCATCTTTGTAGCCTTGAATGCGATAAACTCAGCGTCCTCGCCGCTCAAGCCCTTGCTCAGGACGTATTTGTCCCGTTTGAGCTGTTCGGCTTCAGCCTGCAATGCAGTCAGTGCCGCCTTACTGTCTGCAAGGTCTTTTGCCTGCTTTGCCTGCCGTTCCTGTTCGGTCTGCTGGCTGTCTTTCCATGTCCGGTATGCGGTAATCTCTTCCTCGCTGGGGTATTTCTTCCGTTCTCTGTCAAGCCTCGACTGAATCATCTTGTCAACGTCAGCCTGAGTAAACGTTTTTTCCTGCTCTTGCGCAGTGTTTTCCGTGCCCTGCACGTTGGTTTGTTCTGCCATAAAAATCTCCTTGTTTAACGTCCTGTCGGACAGTGTTGATAAATAAAAAGAGCCAACCGACAACAAATCGTAGTCAGTTGGCTCCATTCAGCCCTTCCCGGCGAACATTTACGCCGTGGGAATCTATTCAGTTTTCAGCCGTTTTCGCTGAATTGTCTGCACAATGATATTTCCTTCCTTATCCCGTAGGAGTTCTACACGGAAACCAGCCGCAAGCGCCCGCTCAATGGCTGTTTTTAACTTTTCGTCAATCATATCAGTCACCTTCAAGCAATCTCGTAAGCGTACCGTTCACATCATCTTCGACAATTTCCCATTTGCCAGGCGGCGTTTCGCCGTTGAGCGGCGCAGGGGCGGACGCGGAATAAAGGTAATCTTCCCCTTCGTCGTCGATGATACGAAGCAGGTCATATTCGATGCCCGTGCATTCGTAGGTCTTCCCGTCTGTCAGCCCGAGAACTCCTCCGCCAAACGTTGGTCCTTTATATCTCACCTTCATTTCTTCTTCACCCCTTTCAGCTTCTCTTCAAAGTGCTCTCCATTGCGTTCAAACCAGTGAACATCATACCGGAAATTTTCTGTTTGTATTATACCGCCCATTTTCCGCCATTGCAACGGCTCTCCACCGTATTTCCCGGAAAGGAACTCCGCCGCTCTTAGTTGTTTGCCGGAATCTCCGCCAGCTATTTCACGGATAGAACTTATTTCTGAACCTTTCGGGACAACGCCGTTCACGACATCAGATTTCACATCAAGTGTTTCTTGTAGCCGCATGACTGGTTTTGCCGCTTTCGCCGCGCCCGCTGCAGCCTCGGATTTTGCATCTGTATATAGCACATTCAATCGTTCCGGCTGTTCCGGTAGCCCTGCCGCTTTGCTGAACCTACTATATTCATCGTTCAGACGCCAAAGCTTTACGTTTGCGGCGGTCGCGTCCTCGGAAAGCCCAGCTTCTTTGTATGCGTTTCTAAGCTTTTTCTGCGCGCGGATTTGACGTTCTATGCGGCGCTGCATCTGCGTCGCTTCATAGGCTGTGTAAGTCTTTCCGTCAAACGTGCAGCCAAGACCATCATCGATATGCTCAAGCTGTTCGTCGGTGTAAGTCCGCTCCGAAACTCCCGGAATAAACGGGTATTTGTGATGCCTACAGTTTGCACCTGTCAGACCGTCAACATATCCGTAACCGGTCGTTTCCACAAGGTCATCGTAAAGCCCCAGCGGGTCAGGTTCGCCGCTTTCGCTCTGGTAATAGACTTTCCCTTGCCACTCCTTGTGGCTTGACCACGGCGAAGCACCCGGCTTGTCACGCGCCCCAGAGTGCGCAGACACTTCAAAGTATCGCGTCTCAAGGTACTCTGCGCTTTGGTTCGTGTACTGGTCGCAGATCTGATTCACGCCAGTCATGACAGCTCTCCGAACAGAAACGTCGATGTTGTCAACGTGTCCGCTTTCGTAGTTCACGACTTTCAGCCCACCTGCAAGCTGCTGCACCGCAGACTTGATCGCCTGATTGTAGCTGATTGACCCGCTTTGAATCTGCATAACAGCAGAATCCAGCGCCCACTGATATGCACGCGCAGGTGGGAGCATCGTCCTGCCTTTGTCCACCAAGAATCCCATAGAAGCCGTAATGTTATGAAATTCATCAAGCGTCTGCGCTCTGATTGCTTCGATGGTCGCAGTGTTCACCAGAATATCAGGCTGTGTCAGCCCTGCCATGTCGATAACCGATGTGTAATACTTCTGGTTTCTGGCAATAACGTCACCGAAAAGCTTCTTGAGCTTCTTCTCGCTAATTCCAGAGGTCTTGCTGATTGCTTTTTCAATCTCATTCGTGTCGATACCGTGCGAGCGAAGCGCTCTGATTGCCTGAACAGTCACTTCGTTCAGCTGGTCTTTCAGCGCAAGCCTACTGCATATTTCATCGAGAAGCGTATCTTCCAATCCTCGGAACAGTTCGGCAAGCTCTTCTGGGATGGCATCTAAAATCGCGGGAGTGAATGGGTAGCTTGCCATTACTCGACCTCATTTTGCTGTTCCGTTACCATGTCCTGTGCCTTCGGCAGCGCCGCCTTTGCGGTCGCCTCGTCCTCATTCATCCACTTCATACGGAACTCCCAGTCGTTCATGATACCTGCGCTGAGAAGCTGCATATCGCGAGAGAAATCAGTAGCTTTGTCCTCTATGATGCTGTCATCGAAATCTATAGAGATTTCCACATCTTCATTCAGCCCGGCGTTCATAGCCGTGTTTCCCAACCGAAGCAGAATACGGCACAGCTCCACTAGCGCTTGTTCCAGCACAATTTCATGTTTCTTAATGGTGCGGAACATGGTGGAGTTTTCGCTGATCACCTGTGTTGCTGTCGCGACGCTGCCGCCGTCGAAACGGTAATAGGTCTCGCCGAAGCCGCACTTACTGGACAGTACGTTCAGTTGGTCTTGAAGTCCTACATTCAGCTGCTCGGTTCTCAGCGTCGGAGAAATTGTCTCTACAACGTTCCCTTGCTGCGTATCCTCCGGAAGCAGATAGAAACGCCGGTCGTTGTCATCAAGCGTCGGTTCATCGTCTTCCCACCTTGTGGCGGGCATTTTGACCATCATCATCATCGGGCCGTTTTCGAACTCGTTGACGTAGCAGTCATAGGCACAGTCAACGCCGCGCAGAACGTCGATTGCATTTGCATACACAGGGATGCCAACCGGAAGCAGGTAGTCAAGATTGTTTGCGATGTTCGGTCTGTCGATGACGAACTGCCTCTTGTCGCTTCCCGTATGTACCACAGGTGGGATTCGCTCAAAGCCCGGAACATCGGTGAGCAGTGCGTCGGCAAGCGTTTCGTTTTCGCATCGGTAAATGCTGTTCTCGATGACGTAAAGTCCGTTTTCGTCTTTCCGGTGAATCTGCAAATACAGATATTTTTTTCCAGCCCGTGTGACCACGCTGTCAAAAGCACACTCTGAAATAAAGCCATTCTGCCAAGCTAGCGGAAAAATGTGCTCAATGGTCACATAGTCAAGAGCGATACCGGAAACATCTCCCGGAACGGTCTCTCCGCTCTCGTTGACCGCTTGACCGACCACACGAGGGATATATGCTACAGTTCCGAGTGCAGATTTCATTTCCTGCATTTCGTTTGCCTTGACCGTGAAGTTGTTCTCCGTCAGGACGCTATCAACGAACGCCTGTTCTTTCTGCCCCTCAAGTGTGATCTGGACTTTCTCATTCATCAAGAGGTTTGCCCAGTCCTCACAAACCTTTTTCGCCATGCCGAGGCTTGCACGGTTGCACTTTGTCCACTTATGTCCGTTATATCGCCGGTATTGATGAAACCCCTTGACTTTGCCGACGTACCACGACTTCCAAAGGGACACGTATGTATAGAATTCCTCTGGGATTGTCGTATACCCGAGTTCCTTTAATTTATCGATAACCGTCATGCAATAACTCCCATTCTACGGCTCACAGGCTCTAAGGCGTACCTTGTCGCATCAATCAAATGATTGTTTGCGTCTGGGTATCCGCTGATTATATCGCCGTCTTTGTTTCTTTCATATTCGTAGCCCACGAACTCATCGTAGGCATGTGGCGTCCGTTTTCTATCAATGACAATCGTTCTTCTCTGCAAGAACTTCATGCCGTATTCTACCGAGCCGGGTCCCTTGACCGCCTCATACGCAGGCAATCCCATTGCCCGTAGGTCAGCCACGCTCTTTGGCTCCGCGCTGTCACAGATGACGCGCACATTGCCATATCCGCGCTGTTTGATTATTGCCGCGCTCTGCTCGTTCGAAAGCTTATTCTGGTATATCTCGTCAAGCAGGTAAATTGTTTCCCTTGCCTTGTCGTAATGCAGCCGGATAAATGCAAAGGGGTCTGGGAACCATCCGAAATCCACGCCCTGATAGATTTTATCGAATCTGGAAACTTCTTCGTCCGTGATCTCCCGAAGTTCGAGCCTGTCAAACACATTGCCGCCGGTCCCAACCGGGATACCGAGGTATTCATGCTGATACGCCCGCTCGTCAGTGGCTTTCAGGTGTTCAGCCTCGTCAATAAACTGCTGCCCCAGCCACTCTGGCGGTGCTTCAAGATACGTTGACTTGTGGCACAGCCTGTCCGCACGTTCTTCCAAGCTGTCTTTGTTTGCCCAGTTGTCCCGGCTGATCGGCGGGTTATAGCTTTCAAAGTTCCAGAATTTAGAGCCGCCGCGCATTGTCGACTGCAAAATCGTTCGTATTTCGGCACGACCGGCGAACTGGTCTTTTTCCTCAAAGTGCGTAACAGCGATATAACCAAACGGCACCTTGATAGACTTGATCTTCATCGGGTCATCAGCGCCGCGAAACATGATCTTCTGGCCTGTCGGCTTGTAGATCAGCTCCATCAGGGAGACTTTGGCTTCCCAATACGCCGCCATGCCCAGTTCACCGATTGCCCATATGTACTGCGCATAAACGCTGTCACGAATCGTGTTCGCAACCTTGCGCAATACAAGCGCGTGTGTGTTGGGGTTCCGTACTAACAGGAGCGGCACAATAATGGAAATATACGAAGATTTCAGGGAACCTCGCCCGCCGCTTTCGTCGTAGTGCGTGTGCCCATGCTTGAAAACATCGCGTGCAACTTCGTAAAACGCAGAGCCGATTTTTTCGGAAAGTCGGATTTTAGACATCGATAATCACCTGCACCACATCTTTATCGTCGTTTCCGGTCTTTTCCTGCACCATCGCCCACTTATCGATCAGCGTCCCCATTGCCGTTGTGATCTGGCTCAGGTTCGCCGCCTTCAATTTATCCGGGTCATTCAGCAGTTCCAATCCCTTCCCGATGAAAGAGCATACAAGGTCTTTATGCGCGTCCATGTAGGCTAGGACGTCTGCTGTGTTCTCTTCTTTTTTCTGCTCACACTTTCCCACAATTTCCGCATTTGCAAGAACAATGTTCTTGACTGTTGTAGCGGACACTCCATTTATTTTCGCCGTGGCACAATAGTTGTTCGTCTGAACATAATCCGCCAGTATTTTCTTTTTCTGCCGGTCTGTCAGCCTCGCAGCCATAATCACCACCTCGTTACCCTGCCAGCGACGTAATTTCTGGCAGGTAAGCGAACCTCATTATCTGTTCCCCGTTCGCCTTGCAAATTTTGTAGATTTCCTTGTAGTGAGTCTCTTTTTGCATTTCTTCTGAAACTGTGTGCAAAATCATATCTTCAAGAAACCCAATTACTGATATCGTTTTGAAGGGGACGCTGTCGCGCTGGCCGCCTTGAATCCCGACAAGGTCGTTTACCAATTTCGAGTAAATCGTGTATACCTGCTTTCTCATATTTCGGCTGCCTTGTGCTTCTGCATAGTCAACCAGATCGGCAAGCGTGTCCGTCTCTGCTCTCCGCACGAGTTTCCCTTGTTTTCTTGTCATCAACCATTCTGAAGACTTTCTTTCACGGATAAAAGCTTCCATGCGGTTAAACGCTGCGATATATTTTAGTTTCCACTCAAGCGCTTCTTTCCCGGTGAACCCCATTACCAAGAGAGAAAATCCATCGCGGTTCATAAGGTATTCTTTGTATGAGCGCCCGCGTTCCGTGTCATAGTGGCTCTTGATGAACATATTTTTCACCGAGCAATTTTGCGCAGTGAGATTTTCAATGCTGCGAGTCACGCTTCTGTGGTCTTTGTTGAAGCGATCGGCAATCGTCCTGCTGCTCACAACAGCCTGTTCTTTGCGTTCAAAAATCATCAAATCTTCATTCATGGTATAATCTCCTTGTATTTTATTCGCAGCTGTGGAGAACGAGCCGCATTTTTTATATTTCTATCTCCTTCGTGCTCCACCGGATTGCGGTTTCCGGTGGAGCTAAGAAAAAGGAGGTTCCGCAGTACGCTGCGTAGCCGTAAGAAGGATGAAAGCGCAGAGGATACACCTCTACGCTCTCAACGATACACTATGTTTAAGGCTCTCTTACGCAAACTTTTGAATATAAACCACGTTTTTCTGCTACTAAGTAGATAAACTGCCTATGCCATTCTTGAGCTGTGCGCTCCGAAACATATACCACCATAGCAGCGCCCTGTAAGGTGTGTGTACGCTTCCAAAGGACCAGATCAATAAGCTTCAGCCGTTCCGCACCATCGGAAAGCTGCTTTGTTTCCTCGACAGCAGCATCTACCGCGTCGATTTCCTCGCGCGTCATAAGCGTACCGCCCTTGTAGCTTCGTACCATCCATTTCGCGTAGCCCCACCACCCATAGCGCGGTTTGCTCACCGTATCAGCCCCCTCGTTTCATTTTCTCGTCTACGACATCCTTCAGGCGCGCACACAGGAACGCCCCGTTTGTCATCACGTGCCAAATAGACGGCAGCCCGGATTCTTCGTCAATGTGCGTCGGGTCTTCCCAGATCGCGAGGACATGCCTTAAAAGCGCCTCGTGCCATCTCTCCGGCGCAATGCTGCGCCAGTCCTCCGCCTCGCCGTATTTGTTAAAACCGTACATGCGAGTATCCAGTATCGCAAGGATGGCTTCTACGGGGACAGTAGACGGTCGAGGTTTGTTGTCGTCGTATTTTGCTCCCTTAATCTTTTCCAAGTCTGCGTCCCTCCATTTCAAAACGCTCCATGTACTCCGATTTATCGATTTCCAGCCACTTCCCGTTGGACTCCTTGAAAAAGCGGCCTACTTCCTTTCTTTTCCCATCCGGTGTCTCAGCGCTCCAAATTGCCATTGTATCGTAGTCGCCTAATTTGGGGTCTACCAATACCGTCGTCCGGTGGGCAATAATCGGCTTGTTATATGGTGTATACGGAAATGTAATCGGGAATAATTCTCCTAAAATATTTGCGACAAAACTGTTGTGCCAGTATGTACCGCTTGGCTCATCTTTGCAAATGAATCTGTCGATGTCGCTGTATTCTATATGCCCATCGTCGTATACATACTTAAACAGGTTACTCATGCGCTTGCTCTGGTAGCATGTGTATTTGTGTTCTTTATCCGTCCAACCGACCTCATTCCATGCGTCTGGCGTATCCTCAATCGGGGAAAGCGGTTTGCCGTCAATTAGGCGATTCAAAACCTGCTTTGTAATGGACATGCTCATGCCGCTGTGGTCATCTTCAAGCAGACTCTCAAACGCTTTTAAGGCGCTTTTATAGCAAGCACAACCGTAATCCCATTCGTCGCTTGGTTTTCCGTCGCGCTCCCGGCTGCACGCAATTTCGACTTCTCGTCTCGCCCATTCACTCATGCCCATTTTTCGTTGCCTCCTTCAATTTTTGCGCCGAAAGCGAGCTGTATGTTTCCTTTAGGATTTCCACCGTGTAGCACACCTCGCCGCAGCTTTCGCATAAATATCTTCTTGTTTTTATAATTCGGTCGCTGGTCGGCCTGCTGTCTTTGCACCGCATCTTTTTGTTGCATCCCGGGCAAATCATAGCTGTATCCCCCTTATGTACTTATCAAAATACGTCACAGCCACCGCCATAGCCGCCCACATGTCGGCGGCGAACCCGTAAAAGAAACCGGGGTTCTTCTTTGTTCCCTTGCCGTAGTTCGGCTGACCGGGCGCATAGCGGTCGACGAGGGCTTGTCGGATGTTCGCATCCTTTGCCGACGCTCTTCCGCATAAGTAAAGCTTTTCTTCCCGGCGGAAGATCGTCTGTATCTGGTACCCCTTCCGGTAAAGCTCGGCGTATTCCCAGAACCGCCCAATCCAAAAGCAGGTGTCGAACACTTCCTGCCCGACCGGCATACCCATGCCCGCCACCATTTCGATTGCCAAGTGCTGATACTCCCGGCAGAGAACGGGGAATATCTCCCCGTTCGGAACTTTACCAACGTCCAGCACCTTTCGGATTTCCTGCCCGTCGTGCTTCACCAGCACGTACCCGGATTCGATATTCCCCGGGTCAATCGCAAGAATTGTTCCCACCTTGCAGCCTCCTTCCGGTCTCGCACGGCTTCATTTCTGGGCAATCGCCGTATTTCGCGCAATGTGCTGCGAACAGCCCCTTGAACTCCGGCAATTTGTCGATTACAAGGCAACACATCATTTTCACAGCCTTGCGCGTCTCATCTGCCGCCAGATAACACAGTCGCTTCTCCGCAATTGCCATCAGCTCTTCGGCATTCATGTACCAGATCATGTCTACCGGCGCGTCCTGCCGCGCTGCGTTCCGGTCGTATTCGTTCTGCCGGTCATTCCGCTGCGACCGGATAAACGGCTGTGCGTGGACGTGGCGGGCTAAATGAGTGCTTACCCAGTACGGCACGCCCTCAAGATAAAACGCAAACTGTAACGTCCGAATGGGGCTATGCCGCGCCCGGAGAATGGCGTGTTTCCACTCCATGTCCGGTGCTGTTTTCATCTCTTTGCCGATGGTAACCAAAGCGCACTGTTTTGCAAGCGCCCAGTCCTCATCGGTGGGATATTTCAAAAGTGTAATGTTCATTCTTCCCTCCGTTCTCCATTGTTACCTCCATCCATCTTCGCGCCTCCAGTTTCCATCGGAAAAATGAACTGTTTGTTGAGATAGGATTCCGCGGGCGGGTAGTACGGCTTGCACGTGTCTATTGGAATCCAATGCCATCCATCGCGCCGAAAAATCAGGAAATTGTCTGTGTCCGGGTCGACGGCGTATACCCAGAAAACGCCGCCCGTCAAAAGCTCAATCTGGAACATTGTCGTTGCCTCCTTCCCTCCGTTCTCCGTAGCTGCAAAAATCATTCTCGGTTGGGCAATACATACCGTGCTCCTCAGAGCAGATGACAATACCGTTTGCGTCGGTTCGCACCTTGTGTTTGCAGTCCTTGCAGTACACGATTTCTACTGTGTTAATGGTGGGCGCACCGTCCAGATAGTTAATAATCGAGTCAAACTCCCAGTCTTCGATTTCGCCTTTTTGGTGGTGTTCCAGCGCCTCGTTATAGATTGCATCCGCGTCAACTGGTCGCATCGTCAAATCCTCCATCCATCTTCGCCCCGCAGTTGGGGCAATAGTTCCTGCTCCAAAGTGCATCCTTTTTGAAAGCGCGCCGGCAGTTCGTGCAGACGATTGCTGCCTTCGGGTATCGAATAGTCTCGCAACTCTGCGCGTCGTATTCGCACCAGTCTGCTTCTTCCCACCGTGCAAACACCACCTCCGCAACGTCGGCGGCGGGCACGAGGTTTTTGTCATTCAGCACACGTCGTACAAAAGCCTTGTACTTTTCCGGCAGGTTCCCGCCGCAAAGCTCAAATTCAACCTTGCCACGTCGGACATAATCAGCCATCGTCGTCACCTCCTATCATTCTTCTGCGTCTGGCCACATAAGCGCCTGTACCAGCGATCCCCGGCAGTTCAGGCAGAGCCAGTACTCGCTGTATTCTGTCTGCAAAATTCCATCACGGTATAGTGCTTTTGGTAGTTTGAGCTTTACGACGCGCCCGACGTTGTGACAGGCGGCGCACGTGCAGGTGCTGGTCTCAGTCACCTTTGCCCGGAACTCCACTTCGCGCCGGATATAATCAGCCATAAAGCATACCTCCTGCAATAACTTCGTCCATCCCATCCGGCAAGGCGTGGAATGGGTCGATTGTTCGTATAATTTTCAGCCGCAATAGCCTTTCCGCCTGCCTCTTGGTCAGCCGCCGCTCCCGTTTCTTCGGCGGCAGCTCGCCTTTCGCCGCTGCGATAGCGGTCGGGTTGTGCTTATGTTGACCCATCGTCCCGCACCTCCACGCCAGCCTCGTCCAGCAGGTCAGAAAGATCGGTGTCCACGCTGCTGCCAATAAAGTCGCCATTTTCGTCGTAGTGGTTGTACTCCGTGGTCGGTCGGGATTCTATCCCTGCAAACTCTTTTAAAAGTCTCAGATATTCGTCGTTATCGAAGAGCTGAGCCTGATAGAGTTGTCTCAACTGCGCTTTGGTTATGCACTTAGCCATCCTTCTTGCCCTCCTCTACACGCGACTTAAGCCATTCTTTGATTTGCATCGCGCAGGAGCAGCAAAGCTCAATATCAGGTGATTCCTCAAGGAACGCGCTTCGTACGTTTACATACGTCGCAGAGCTTGTGGGGTTTATCTCCGCCCCGCAGCGGTCACATACTCGTTTTGTTGCCATCCTTCTTGCCCTCCATTTCCTGCAGTGCCGCTTCGCGGCTGATGTATTCGTCAGGCATCTTCTCTCTTCCTCCTCTTCTTCCGACACTCCGGGCAAAACCATCCACGTTTCCCAACGCTCCACCCACCGCTTCTCGCAATCCTCGCGGCAGTAGATTGTGAAACCGTGTGGTTTATCCAGCTATATGTGGCTCCGCACGTATCGCAAGAAAAATAAACGTTATACGCCATCCTTCTTGCCCTCCATTTCCTGCAAAGCTTTCTCGGCTTCTTCGCGGCTCAAAAATACGGTCTTGCCGATGTCCTCTGCGCAGATTTCCATGCCGTAACCAGCGTACTTAATCGTGCCGTCTTCGTAGACGTGTAGACCTTCAAAGCGAGACTGCGCCAGAATGCCGCCTACCTTCTCCCAGTAAATCGCATCCGGTGCGCACGGCAGAATCAGGACGCGCCCTTCAACATCCGCTTTCATCAGCTCCACCATTCGTGAGATGGAGTAATCACAGCCGGAAAGTGTTTCCTCAATTTCCCGAGCCTCTGCGCACGCCTGTGGGGATAATCCCGCATCTTCGTAAGCCTTGAGCCGCCCCCATACCTCCTTCTGCGTGCAGTTCCCGTCATACTTACACGGCAGTTCGCGGCACTGCGTGATGTCGCAGAAGTTCCCTTCAAACGTTAATCGTTCCATTGCTCCTCCTATTCAATCCAAAACGTCGCAACCGGAACAAGTTCTTCATACCATTGCTGGAAATCATTCCAATCGTTAAGAATGTTCCGGAAAAATTGTGCTGTTTCTTTTACCGTTTCCCATCCGTTCGGTGCTTCGTATTCTTTGAACGAATCTGGGTTCTGCTCCAACGTTCTCAAGCCAGCCTCGATTTTTGGAATTACATCCACGCAAAGCCCATTGTTCTGGCAGTTCTTCCATTCCAGCCCCGTCGACTTCTCTATAATTTTCCGGACGTTCCACGTTATATTTGCGTCGCACGCACCAACGGGGACATAGGCATCAACTCCTTCGACTTTGACCTTGAACGAAATATCGTAGCTCATGCCTTTTCTCCTTCCTCCGGCGCTTCCGGCGCTCCTCGCAATACATCTGCAAACTTCGGTGCTTCCGGCAGCGGCATCCAGTGGGTAACTACGCTGCCGATGCAGTCCCGCATTGCAATGCCATCATATCTGCGCCACGTATCAGCGCTTGTTCGGTATGCTTCTCCAACAAATACGCCGTCCGTAGCAAGAACGCGCGTTCCAGGCTTTGGGTGCCTGTCATCCACGCTAATCCACCGCGGCACCTTCTCCCGCAGCACCGCATTCTCGGCGGTCAGGCGCTCGATCAGATCGGCAGCAGCAAGTTTCAACGGGTCATAACATACAATCTCTCCATCACTTGGTTCAGGGCGTGGCGTACCATTGGCATCCTCTCCACACCGCAGCGCCTGTATAATTTCCTTTTCTGTCATAGCGTCACATTTCCCCTCCTATTTTCCGTTTCCCTCTTGCCGCCCTCCGGCAGTTTCTCGCCCCGCCATCCGTCTTTTGCAGCATTTCAAGCGCGTCGGAAAGCTTGATGTACTTAACTTTTGCCATCGCTGTCCTCCCCGTACCTTTCTTTGATCGCCGCTTTTGCCTCTTCCTCCGTCTTGAATACGGAACCCGCTCTGTTACGGTCATCGCGACCGTCAACTTTCAACGTTTCCGTACTCCATATATTCATGCGGTTGCTAGAATCGAAGCAGAGCAACATCCTGACATCCGTGATTTTTGACTTTTTTGGGAAATACGTTGATTTTGAAACGGTTCCGTAGCCTCTGCACGTGGGGCAGTCAATTTCAAGCGTCTCCCCGCCAATGTCAGCCGACACTTTCTTTTTCCCGCCGCACTTCTCGCAGGTATGCCGTTCGTATTCCGAACCGATCACCCAGCACTCATCGTCGGGTCGGAAGCCCTTTGTCAGATGGTTGACGATTGCCTTGACCTGCCTTGCAGGAACCTCGTGCGCTTCGACATAGACCTTCTGCTCACGAAGCTGCTTGATTTCTTTTTCCAGCTCCGTTTTCTCAAAATTAAGGCTGGATATCTCTGCTATGAGCTTATTGGCCTTCGTACTTGCCTCGTTGGCATCGTCCATAAGCTGCTTGACTTCCTCGGTCAGCTCATTCCAGAGTTCCGCCTTTGCGTCCTTAATGATCTGCTCCGCCTTTGACGGCTCCGAGAACATATCATCGTATTCCTCAAAATAACTCATGTTTTTGCTTTCATCCTTTCTGCATCGGCGCGAAGCGCCCGCGTAAAATTGTTATCCACGAAAATTCCGTTGTGTGACGGCGTATGATCCAGCGCCCGCCTTGCAGACTTCCTGCGATTCCTCGCAGGCAACGAGAACTTTCATCGCAAATGCTCCCTCCCCCTTCTTTTTGCTCTTGCCGACCTCCGGCAGTTTCTCGCCCCGCCATCGGTCATTTGGCTTATGTCGACGATTCCGGCGCGTTTGTCGTAGCTTTTCAGCCGTTCTCCCTTCACGGCGTTCCAAGCCTCGCAGGACGCGCTGCAACCGGCTTTCCGGTTTGGGCAGTCCTGCGTGCATGGTCCAAAGTTACTCATGCCAGTTCCTCCAACTTTATTTGCCCGTCCGGCTCAAAGCTGAGCATTTTCTCCTTCGCCGCTTTATAAAACCGCTTGTCGATTTCGAACCCGTAACTATTCCGTCCAAGTTCTGCCGCTGCGCGAAGCGTTGACCCAGAACCAGCGCAAGGGTCTATCACGACGTCGCCCGGGTCTGTAAAAATCTCAATAAGCTGTTTCAACAATCTCACTGGTTTTTGCGTCGGGTGGATTTTCGGGTATAACTTTGCGTTATCTCTCTCCCACGAAAACCAGTTAAAAACCATGTGCCTCTGCCCGTATACGTCTGCGTTGCGAAATTTCGGTAGCTTATTTCGGTAAAGAACAACCGCGAATTCTACTGCTCCGACCGGGCGCATATTAGCTTTGAGCACCTGCGCGGAATAGTTTTTGCAAAAAAACAGCGGGTAAAACTTCTGAAACCCATATCGCTTTCCGTAATCTATAACCGTCTGTATCTGCTCGAACGCGCAAAACACAATCATCGCCGGGGCTTGGTTTTTCTCCTTTGGCTCTTTTTTAAGCAGACGCGAACAGAAATGCATATACTCTGCGATTTTGAAATTCCCATCGGAATTAAAAAACGCTTTCTTTGCAAGTTTGCTTTCACCGTTTTTGTTATCTCCCTCCTTGTACCACATTGGATTTGATGCATACGCATTCCCAGCGATGTTATACGGGATATCCGCGATCACAAGTTGTGCTTTTGGAATTCCGTATTTTTTATAATTCTGGAAATTATCATGAAACAACTCCGTTTTCACGCTGTTCATTCTTTCCTCCTGACCTGCACCGTCACTTCTGCCTCCCAGCATTCCGGTTCCCGGACGGTGATAATCTTCCACCGCCCGTCCTCCGGGTCCTTGACGTCGACAAGGTAAAACGTCTTGTTCTTCATCTTCTGCGGATACTTTCGCGCCCTTAAAGGCGTTCTGAGCTTCGGCATGAGCCGTTGGTAAATCGGCAGTGGCTCCGGTATGACAATCCAGACCTCGACTCCCTGCTTCATCATGCTTCCTCCCCCAACATCCGCTGAATCGCCGCTTTCTGTAAGTCGCTCAGATCGCCGTCGTGATGCTGCACGTTGTAGCCCGGCTTCTTCCCCGGCTGTGGCGGCGTGCCCTTCTCACGTTCTTTCGATTCCCACGTCAAAAACTTCTGTTTCCAGTTCCGTACTGGGTCACCCTTCCCGTCGACCCAGTTCCCAGCAGAATAATAGTTGAAAAATTTCTGTGCCAGATTCTGGACTCCACGCTCCTTCGCGTATGCGGAAACATCTTCCAACGTAGGTGGTATAAATTTCTTACGTTTCTTCTCAGAAATAGAACTACTCTCTTTTCTATTTCCATTTCCATTTCCTAAAGGTAATACCGTGGTATTACCGCAAGCACTACCATCCGCCATACCAGAGTTATCATTTTCTTTGTTCCAACGCTTGCTGATGTTCTCCCTTTGACGCTGGCAATGCTTGTCCCGTTTTTCGATTTCAAGCTCCATCCGGCGGTTAAAGTACTTGCCGTCCTCATCCTTCTGAAACTTGCTCATAACCTCGTCTGACGGCTTTTTGACAGCCCGTATGATTTCCTGCATCGTCATGTGCCCGCGCTCTCTTTGGAGGCACAGGAGCGTGATATACTGCCCACGCTCCCGCATATCCATCAAGGCACAGCCTGATAGGAAATCCGACGTGTAAAACAAGACGGCAGGGTCTTTGTTGTTTGCCATCCCGCCACCGCCTTAGAACGGCGGTTCTTCGCCGTCGTCTTCGTCCATCATCGTAAACCCGCCGGGGTTTGCCGGGTCCTTCGGCTCCGAAGATTTCTTTCCTTCTCCGAAGTAAACGCGGTTCGCCACGACCTCTGCTGACCGGCGCTTGTTTCCGTCCTTGTCCTTCCAGTCGCGCAGCTGCAATCTACCGTCCACGACCGCCATGCTGCCCTTGAAGAAGTATCCGCTTACAAAATCAGCGGTTCCCCTCCAGGCGACGCAATCAATGAAATCTGTCTCTTTCTCTCCGCCCTCCGGCGTAAAATCGCGGTCAACCGCCAGCGTGAAGGATGCGATCGAAGTTCCGTTCGGCGTCTTTCTCAACTCCGGGTCGCGAGTCATTCTTCCCATAATAATAATGTGGTTCAGCATGCTTCCTCCTTCTCCCCGAAGATGGTTTTCAGGATAACGTCAATCTCATACGATTTCAGTTCCTTGTACGCTCTCTCAAGCATCGAAAGCTTCATATTTCTTTCCACCATTTCCTTGTACTGAACTGCATCCAGATAAACAAACGGTTTGCGTTCTTCCATGCTTACATCCCTTTCTTATAAATCAGTTTCGTTTCATCCCAATCGGGATATTTCATTTTTAAGTAGTGTCTGATATACGCCTGCATATGTTTTCTCTTTGCCGTCTGGTCAAAGTCGTTGTGGCACTTATCGCAAAGCGTCACGATGTTCTCTTCAACCCCAAGCCCGCCCTGCGACCGTGGAATGAAATGACACCACGGATTGCCGGGGCGGAGACAGACGATGCAGCGCCCACCGTCGCGCTCCCAGACGGCTTTCTTAGTCTTCTCAGGTATCTTTGTTTTGCTCGTTTCCTTATGCATCCCATTCCCCCTTGAGCCGTTCCAGCTCCTCCGGTGTCAGATACTCCACGCCGACCTGCTTGCAGTCCTCAATGATAAGATCGAGCAGCACGCCCATTTGCTTCTGGTCGAACGTGGAGCTTCCGTAGTACAAAACAACGTTCGTGCAGCCGGGGAGCTTTGACTTTAACGTATCGCTGCACCAGCCAATTCCGTTGTGCTCCCATCCGCTTTGCAGCTTCTCGACCGCTTCCGTCGGCACGCAGACCACCTGACTGTTTTCCGGGATGTCCGGGATGTAGTGCCGGTACAGGTCGCGCACGCCCATGTTCAGCTTGTCTGCCAGTTTGTTCATCAAAACCCACGCATAAGCGTTGGCGTCCAGACTCCGTTTCTTCCGGAACTCTTTAATTACCATTGTGTATTTTTTTTGCGGTTCAAGCACCCCAGAAATCGTCTGGGCTTGCGCCGGAAATTCAGGCTTGATCTTCAGCCAGCTCCCCGAAGCATCCACGCTCCACGAAGCTTCAACGATGTTCAGTTCTATCATGCCTTACTCGCGCAGTTCCAGCAAAGGCATCTGCCAAAGCGCTTTCTTGTCTTTTCCGCTACAGCCCTTGCGCTGAACTGAGAACCTCCCTCAACAACCTGTGTGATCTCCCCGCCGCAATCCGCGCAAATCAAAGCCTTTGTTTGGGCTTGTTGCTTCTCTTTCGGCTGTGCGGTCTGCTTCTGGTATTCGTCTGTGTCTGCGTCCTTTGTATCGTCAATAGCAAACAAGCCGTTGAGTGCATATTTCCGCGCGTAGGATGAAGCTGTACCGGTAATCTGCGGCTCATCCATACCCTTCTTGCTTTCCGGTTCGCGGGCAAAAGCTGTTGTAATGACGCTGCTTTCGCCGTCTGACAGTTCAGCTCTTGCCATGACGTAGATTCGCTCGCCGGTTTCCGCGATGCTGTCCGAAATCGTCAGCGTGCAGCCAACGGTTTTCAGAAGCGGCTTTACCGCCTCTAAAATGCTCTCGCAGCTGCGATATTTGTAGCCGCCGAAGTTGTTTGTCTTATCCTTCGGCGCTTTCAGTTCTGCCTGAATCTGAATCAGTTTCTCGTTGATCGTCATATAACCCCTCCAATTCCAATCGGCACCAATAGCCGCGGGCAAACTCGTTGACAATATATTCCCCTGTCAATCTGCACTGTTTCCGGCTGTAGGTCTCAAAAAACGGGCAGAACTGGCAGCAGATGTGGTCCTGATCAAAATAGACGCTGACGCGCGTTTCGACCGGAATATAATCAACGCCGGAACGTCCTTTTTTCATAGCCCAGTTCCTCCAAAATGTGCCTTGTGCCAAGTGTTTCTACCAGAACAGCGATAATCTGGTTGTTCGGGTCACGGTCCTCTCTGTCTGTCAGATCAGCCATGTTCCCTTCATCTCCGACCCAATACTCGCCGCCCTCATAGATCTCATTGCCGAACACATCGTACATGCACGGCGCTTGCTGTCTGTCTTCCATCATTCCACCAACCTGTATCTGGCATAGCTCGTATCCTCGCCATACCGGTTCTTGCTTGTTTCCATGTCGCGCTGAATGTTGTACCCTTCGCGCTTCAGATCGTAGACACGCGCGCCCAGCCGCATGCAGCCGAGGTCCTGCATCGCCTCGAGCTGCGTAATGCTGCCGAAGTCGCGCATGTACTTCAAAACCCGTTCAGCCTGCTTCATATCTACCTCCAACGCCGCGTGAAGATCGAACTGAAAACAATCTCGCGATAGAATATCTTCGGCGGCGCCGGTAACGGCTCTGTGTGCGTCGCAGCAAGCACCTTCGCCGCTTCTGCCTCAAACTCCACAGAGAACCATCTCTGCCAGTCAAGGCAACGGCACTTGCCCGTATCATGTGTGCATTTCTCGCACGGGTAAATCATCTCACGCCTCCATCAGCACCGCGCCGCCGAAGAAGATCACCGCCGCGCCGCCGAGCGTGAACGCTGCTTTGAACAGCCCGAAGCCCAGCAGGGTCGCCGTGCCGCCCAGAAGGACGCAGCCAATCGAGAAGCAGAACGCCTCCGAAGCCTTCAAAAGCTCCGACTTCCGCTTGCGCTGCCGGATAATCTTGTCCCACCGCTCGCCGAGTTCGCGCTCTCTTGCGCGCCGGTGATTCGCCTCAAGGATATATTCAACGTCAGTCATCATGTACCTCCACAAATTCCCCGTTCTTAGTGGGTCCATCCTTCAAATGCCGCTCAATCCAAGCATTAAGGTCCTTCGGAAAAACCCAGTAGACAGGTGCTTTCTCGGTTTTTACCGCCTTACCAAACGGGAAAACGCCCTGTTGCAGCCCCAGCCTAAGGACCTCAACGCCGATCTGCATGCCGTTTTCTCGCAGAATCTCTACCGCTTCTTGCGGCGAAATCGTTGCTCGATTTAACATCCTATCTCTCCTTTTTCTAAGATTTAGAGAAATACTATCTATTCCACTTCCATTTCCTAGATGTGGTTCAGACTTCCTCCTTTTCTCTGCTGCGCCGCTCTACGACGGCATCAAATGCAGCATTCAGTCGCGCCTTTGCGTTCGGCGGCTTCCTTGCCCCGTTCAAGATCATGGACAAATAGCCTTTTGTAAGTCCAAGCTCTGCGGCAAGATCGTCGTATGAAACACGCGCATTGTGCATTTTTCCAATCAGTACGCCTGTCCATTTTTCTGGCATCCTTTATCCTCCTAACTGTTAAATTTGTTGACTGCAACGCCCCAGACGTGCTATACTGCCATTAGCCCTTTTAGGTAAATTCGGGAGGTGGTTTACATGACCAAACTTTTGAACTTGCCAGTTCCAGACCAAAGAAACGGCGTAATGCGTTAGGGCAAGGGGCAGCGCCAGAACTGCCAAAGTGAGCGGCGCGTCATAGAAGCGTAAGTTCGTTTTGCGTTCGCCAGTATCAGGCAGGCATACAAGCGAAACCGACCGCGTAAAAAGGGTGTATGCCATCGGCAGGCAAGTAAGCCATTCCCAAGTGTGCTGCCGGGGTCTAGCGATGCAGCGCGTTCTGGTAAACAACTCTGGGGAAAACCGCTCGTGAACGAACCACGGGCGGCTTTTCTTTACGCCGCAGTCAACTTTTTTGGTTTTCTGGGTTGCGAAAGTTAACACATTGTGTTATTATGAATTTGCGAGATACATAACATTTTTTTTGACACGAGCGTTTTCGCTGGGGTCTGGTTTTGTGTTACCTTATTGAACCCTATGTGTTTATTATATTCACTAAAATGGTGAAAGTCAACCAGTTTTCACTATTTTGGTGAATATCAGCATATTCACCAATTTTGCTGGGGGCTTATTGTGCTACTTGATTTAGATTTACTTCTGGCAAAACCGAAAGGTGCAGAAAATCCATTCTTATACTACCCGGAGTCTTATTCGCAAGATAAGAGTCAAAGCATTATTACAGCTGATAATAAATACGACCTCAAACGTTTTTCATCGCATGAATCGAGCGTCATACAGCAGGTCATATTTACTGCTTTTTCGAAGTACTCTGCACGCTTTCACTCATTAGGTCTTGCAAATGAAAGCTGCGTGATCGTCTATAAGCCCCGCTATGTATTGTTTGAGATTGCAACAATTATGTACGAAAATTCTTCAAAACCGGAAGATATACTAGCAGCGGCTTATGCCTACTCTCAAAAGGGGGCATCATTCCGAAAGCACGCCATATCCCTTTATGAAAAAAGCGTCGACTCTGTAAGCTTTCGAACATTGGATAAATTTGCGTCCTTGTATTCAGCGATAGTCTACTCAGACATCGCATCGCTGTATGAAAAAGAACATAACTACGAATCGTCTATCTACTGGATGAAAAAGGTTATAAAGCGTGGGGGGCTAAACAATCGATACTACTTAGAAAAGATTTCTTGCCTAGAAAATAAATCCCCACCCGCTACTCGGAAAGCCAAGCCAATTAGCAATAGTCAAGCCGAGTTTGAGAAGAACGTCCGGGCTGCCGCTTTGCATTTTATGGAAAAGTTTGATTTGCGCGTTCAGACAGACTAATATCTAGTGTGAGGTCTATATGGATTTGTATATCGAGAGAATAAAACCGTTGTTCGAGTCATCTGGCATGACTGACAAAGACATTGAGGAAGCGTTAAATTTGCCTCGCGGCGTAATATATAAATGGGGAATCGGGAAAAATAAAAGCTATAAACGATTCATCCCCGAAATCGCCAAATACTTCAATGTGTCCGCAGACTATTTGATGGGATTAGATTCCCCGTCTGCGGGCATAAAAAAAGACCCCATCCCGAAGGATAGGGCGGTGAGCCAGGAAAAGCAGCTGCCGCTTGATATGATCGACGGGCTTTCTGACGAGCAGAAAGAACTTCTTGCACTATCTAAAAAAATGAGCGACGATGAACTCAAAAGGTTCATCGCCGCCATGAAAGCTATGTTGGGGGAATCGATGTGAGGGATTTTATCGCCAAGTTTGTCGAAAATTACGTTTCCGTACCAGACCTTGTAACCGGTCTGCTTGTTACGGCAATCGGGGGAATCGCCACTTTGATACTTCGCGCAATCTGGAAGTGGATTAAAAGTTTGCAGCAAGACAAAAGGAAGCTTCGATCAGTCTTGCAATACGTGACATTGTTCATAGCTTTTACGTACTCTGGTGGAATAGGAATATACATCGGCATAAATCGTAACAGAACGTTTTGCGTGATTTACGGCGTTGTACTAATCGTATACTTCGCAGTGCGTCTGTCAATTCTTGTGAAGTCGCTTATTGATGAACCTATAGATTCCCGTCAAGATGATCTTCCAGCCGTGGTAGATTCCAATTGTGACAGCGGTTCTAATAAATGAATCTACCCATCCGTTTTCAACTAAATAATCGAGCATCTTTTTCTCCTTTCAGTCGTTTTGCATACTTATCATATAGCATTATATCACAGTTTGGTGTCAAATACTACTTTTTTGCATGGGACACCATCCGGTGTATGATGTAAGTCCAGAACGAGCCTTCTGAGCGCCTTGATCTGCGCGCCGCTTAACCTCGAAATCAGTACCAGCGCCTCGGCTTCTAATTTCTTTCTCTCAGTCGTTCGTTCCTTCATGTCCTGGTTCCTCCCTTTCATCCATAATTTTCTCCATTTCCGTCAAATTTTAGGTTTCTTTTTCGTGCAGATTTAGCGTTGAGACTGTCAAACTCTGGTGGTAAAATCGTAGTATCAGATCAAATTTTGGCTATGAGGTAGTTTGTAATGAAAAGAATACTTGTGCTTTTTCTAGCGCTGCTTCTTATGACCGGCTGCACAGCAAAACCCACGAAGGACGAGTCAGAAAAAGCGGCGGTTCAAGAAACGATTGCTGTTTCAGGCTCAAAGGATGCGGCTTCGCCCGAAGCGCCGGAGCCCGAAGAGCCGATTGTTCAGGAACAGCCCGAGGTTCCCATTGCGCCCTCGTTCGATGAGCCAGTTACAGAAACAACGTCACAGAAATCATCCGGTGTATACGTTGGAAGTGTTGACTCGGATAAATACCATAATCCTAGTTGCCGCTTTGCAAAAGAAATCCTCCCAGAGAACGAAATCTGGTTCGATAGCATAGAAGATGCGCAGAATTCTGGGTATTCACCTTGTGGAGGCTGCCACCCTAAATAATATTATAGCGCAATGTTTACACCCAAAAATAGAAAAGAGGAAAATAAGATGGACACTGTAGAAAGACCCGTTCCAACCGAAAATCAAAAGTTTTGCAAATTTTGTGGTGCGATCATCGACAAGGACTGCGTGATTTGCCCGAAATGTGGAAAGCAAGTTGAAGAATTAAAGTCCGCGCAACCGAACGTCGTAATCAATAACACGAACACAAATGCGAATGTGAATACTATCCGCGGGTATGGTCGTCCGAAGAACAAATGGGTTTCATTCTTCCTTTGCCTTTTCTTCGGCATGATCGGTGCGCATAAATTCTATGAGGGCAAAGTTGGAACAGGAATCCTGTATCTCTTTACACTTGGGTTGTGCGGGATTGGATGGGTCGTTGACACTATCGCAATCTTGCTGAAGCCGAATCCTTATTACGTCTAACTCATAAACTTAGAGTTCTGCCACTGCTCCCGCTTTTCGCCGCCTACATCCGAGACGCAGGCAAAGAGCATGGGCGCTCCTTTGATGTAGTCCAGGCTCAGACTGTGGACGTCTTTGAAAAGCGCCCCGTCTACGATGACGTTGATCTTCCCGTTTTCCATTCTGATATTGATGCTCTGCATTCGCTGTACCTCCATATTTTAGAACGTTCGTTCAAGAATTTCAATTTGGAATCTTCCACAAAGAACACCTGGCATTTTCTTCGTCCGGTAACCCTCGTAAGCGGCAATTATGGGACAGACTATTTTGTATAATGGAATGTTTAAGATCGCCCCACCGTCGCTCCACCGGCTGTGGGGCTTTTTCATGCGCCTGTAACCAGCATAGCAAAAGCGGCAGAAATGTCCACCCTCAAATTGGTAAAATCATACCAGTGGCGGAAGAATCAGCGAAATATATGTGAAAATGGAGGTATATCATGTCAGCAATTCAGGAACTCGCCCCATATCTTTCTGCATATCAGAGTAACATAAAGCGGGCGAAGGAAGATCAGCATTACACCATCGATAGGCTTGTTGAAGAATCCGGCGTTTCCAGATCGGCTGTGACGAAGCTCTGCGCAGGAACACAGCAAGACCCGAAACTGTACAATTCTGCCGCGCTATGCCGCGTTCTCGGGCTGTCGCTGGATGAGTTGTGCGGGCTTGTCAAACCCGCAGAAAGCCCGGAAGAACTGACCGAGCAGATTCATCATGTCGAGATCGAAAACGCCAAGCTGGCGGCAACAACAGCCGCGCAGAGCGCACAGATAAGGGCTACACATACAATGTGTTACGTTCTCGCCCTGTTTTGTATGCTGCTCTCCTTTTCTCTAATTGCCTGCCTTGTGACGGATGCGCAAATTCGGAACACAGGTCTCATTCGCGGCGGAGATTTGTCCGTAGCTGCATGGGCGTGCATTGCCCTGATCGTAGGTTCAGCGCTGGCTTCGGCAATTACTTTCTATGCAATCCGAAAAGAACGTGGAGGGAAACATGGAGTGCATCAAGTGTAAAAAGGATATACCGGACGGTTCTGTGTTCTGCTGCTGGTGTGGGAAACAGCAGCAAGCTCCGCAGCGAAAGGCTTTGAAGCGTGCAAACGGTACAGGGACAGTTTACAAGCTGCAAGGCAGGCGTACGCGCCCGTGGGTAGCCGCAAAAGGGAAAACAATAATTGGATACTACGATAAAAAAACAGCCGCCCTCGACGCGCTGGCGCGGCTACAAGGGCGGAGTATCGACGAAATATATAACTGGACCTTCAAGCAGGTTTACGAAGCATGGAAGGATGAACACTTCCGCGATATCGGCGCGAAGGGAATAGAGTCTTACGAACGCGCATATGACGTTTTTGAACCATTGCATGACAGAAAATTTCGCGAACTGCGGACTGCTGATTACCAGATTGTCATAGACAAGTACAGCGATAAGTCCCACTCGCTACTGTCGAAGTTCAAGCAACTTGCAACGCAGATGTCACAATGGGGTATCCGGCAGGAACTCATAACGACAAACTTCGCTTCGTTCATTAAACTGCCCGAGAATGTGAAGAAAGAAAAAGAAATCTTCTCAGAAGAGGATATTCAGAAGCTCGAAGCGGACGGTTCCCAGGCAGCCAAACTTACCCTGATGATGGTATATACCGGTATGCGAATCGGTGAGCTGTTCGGGCTTAGAACCGAAAATGTCCATGAAACCTACGTGATCGGCGGGGAAAAGACAGAAGCAGGCAGGAACAGAATAATCCCCATCCGCTCCGAAGGGCGTAAATATTTCGCAGAATTCAGGGAGCGTGCAAAAGGCGAACTTCTGATCTCTGGGTATGCTGGGCAAAAAGTCATTGCAAATTTTCGCAAGCGTGACTACTACCCGCTTTTGGAGCGGCTAGGAATCCCGAAGAAGACCCCGCATGCAGCGCGACATACCTTTGCCAGCTGGGCGGTAGCTAATAACATCAAGCCAGAACTGCTGCAAAAAATGCTCGGTCACGCCGATTATTCCACGACTGCAAACATCTATGAACACTTTGATATCGACCAATTGATAGATGCTATTGACGCTCCTGTTACTAGCACGTTACTAACAAATCAAAAAACAGCGAAAAAGAAAAAGCCCTGAAACCTTTGAGATTTCAAGGCTTTTTTGGTGACCCGCCGGAGATTCGAACTCCGGACACCCTGCTTAAAAGGCAGGTCTCCATCATTTTTTGAGACTTTCTAAGCACGTTTTCAGACGTTTTAAGACATTTTTATAAAATTTATTGAATCTCAGACGTTTTCAGATTTTTTCAGATTTTTTCGGTTACTAACAAATAGCTAACACGGTTACTAACACTAGACACGTTTTATCTTCTGCATAACAGAGTTATAAACCTTGCTGTTTACCATCGCAAGTGTATCCATGAGTTCATCAACGACCGCCCAAGCCTTCGCCGGGTCTTTCCCAGCTACTGCAAGCAAAAACTCACTGTCCCCGTACTCGCCCACGGTAGCCGGTTCTGCGGTCACAGGGGCGGGAGCGCCAGAGTAGTAACCCACAAACTTATCTCTGGCATTCTCCGCTCCCTGCATCTTGTCGCGTATCACATATAGGTTCGCCAGTTTGGCATAATTGGGATAGCTGGATTCTTCGTATTCCAGCCGTGCTATTTCCTTTCGGATTTCGGCTTCATCCAGCATGTCTGTCCCTCCTTATGCTCTGTCAATCTGCTCCATGCAGCGCCGGATAGCCTCGCGCGTTTTATCATCGTCTGCGTCGCTCATCATGTCTTCCAGCGTCGAGCGCATATGTTCCCGAACATCTGTCCGGCTGTATCGCCCCATAGAATCGCGGCGCCTGCCACGGTAGGAGCTGCCGCGCCCATACGTGCCGCGCATATCGGCTTCCCACTCACCATCTCGGGAATAGCCGCCGTCCTCAAGCATTTCGATTTTGTAGGTGTTCTTGATGGAACTCGTCAGCTTCTGGATTGCGTCCAAGTCACCGGCGGACATTTCGCGCTTGTCGGCGATTTCGTCCAGCTCTTTGCAGAGCATTTCACGGAGATTTCTTAAATCGTACATATTGCATCCTCCTTTCATGCCACTCTCTCAATCGTCAGATTGCTGTTAGCGAAATTGATAGCCTGCGTGCTTGTGTTTCTCATACCAACCGTCACACAGCAGCCCTTCGGAACAGAAATCTGTGCCGAAACATAAACGTTGAAATAGTTTTCAACTGCCGCCGGAGTCACGGTCGCCGTCGCACTTGCGATGGCTTCCCCATTGATCGCGAGCGCCGCCGTGATTGCTTCGACGGTTCCGCCGGTTGGGATGGCAATGTTGCCGCCGTAGGAAATTTTGAAAACCGCCTTACACTGGTTTGTCAGCCCGCGAAGCGTCACAAGCCCACTTCCCTCTCGATGCACAATGCACGGCTTGCTGCTGATCGCCGTTTCCGTCAGAGGCACATTCTGCCCGGCGGCAATTGTCTGAATGTTTACATTCGTAAATTCTGCCATAAAATCATTCCTTTCTAAATGCGTCGAATTCGACACGGTTAAAAATAGCGGCGGGG